ATCAAAAGAGAAGAGCAGGCTTATTGGGATCTAGGCGTTGAGCCCTGGATTGATTCCGGCAAGCAACGCTTAATCAAATCTCAATGCCAAAGCTTAGTGAACGCTAATGAAGAGTTAATGCAGGCTTGGTTTGATTCTCAAAAATAAAAATCCGCAAAAAAAAGCGGGAGACCCCCTTCAAGAACCCCCGCCAGAAGCGTCTTTCCTCATCTCAAATTTAACATGCCACACAAGGTTTTAGCAAGCGGTTTTGCCGCAATCCCTTACAAGTTGATGGATCAGGGGGATTACCGGATTTGGGCGGTTTATGCCGTATTGCATCGGCATGGGTGGAATAGCCAGCAAGGCTGCTGGGTTTCGATCAACACGATTCAGCTTGAAAGCGGCATGAGCCGAAAAGTCGTGCAACGCGCTTTGGCGTGGCTCAAGGAAACCGGATGGGTTGAAGCCAAGGCCAGATCAGGTCACACAACGGTTTTTCACGTCAAAACAGATGCTCCTGAACCCATAGCAAAAACGACCCAGGTCAAAAACGACCTAGGTCGAAAACGACCTACCCCCCAGGTCGAAAACGACCTACCCCCTAGGTCGAAAACGACCTACGAACAAGAACCCATTAACAAGAACCCAGGAACAAAAACCCAAAAGGCGCAAGCGCCGCCAAAGGATCCAAATCGAACGAAGAAGCTCCCGCTGGCCTCGATCCCTTTTGAACTCGACGACTGCGCTGATTTGCTGGTGGAGTTTTGGGCGGTGAAAAAGGGCACGAGATCGAGCAGCGTTTTGAAGCGCATCACCAATAAATTGCTGCAGTGGCCGTCAGAGGCCCGCAGAAGCGCCCTGGAGCGCTCTATTGCCAGTGGCTGGGGTGATGTATTCGAACCCAGGGCTAAGGCCTCTCACGGGGCCTCTCAGGAGCCGTTGACGAAACACCCCGCCTCACGTATCTTTACGGCTGACCAGGGCTTCATTGATGAGCCCTCTCAAAACCCAGTTCTTCAAAACCTTTTCCATGAAAGCGCTTGATCTTTCCTCCACGCGCCTAGCGCTGAGGCGAATGCTTGAAAATGGCCTGATCACTCTTGAAAACCTTGACGAGCCCTCCCCAGGCTTTGCCAAAAACATGCGCGTTGACCTAAGGACTTTCCCCAAGGGATACCGAGGAGTCAGATTCGTGAATCTTCTTAGGGAAGACGCATCACAACAAATCTCTCCCGAGGATTTTTGATGCCACGCAATGTTTCCTTTCGTCAAGAACCTGTCGTCGAGTCTTTGATCGTCACTCTTGACCTAGCCAAGGCTCAAGCTCGAGCAATTTTGGACAACGCTTACGAAGAAAACCAATCGTTGCCATCAGAATTGCTATCATCTTTCAATAATGATCTCTGTCGCATTCAGGCGGCACTCGAAACAGCAACATGCGTGAAGTAAAACTTCGTCTCCCAGAATCAGAGCTTCAATTGATCGACAACCTCGTAAAGGAGAAAAACACCACCCGCTCAAGTTTCATCAGATCAAAATTGCGCGTTTCAGGCTGCAAGCCTGAGAAAATCCAAGAAATCTCAAACGCAATCCGCGCACGCGCAAACAGTGGCCTCAGCAAACAACAGGCTGATCATTGCGCTGCAATCGCAATTAATGCATTAATCGATGGCTCTTTCTGATCTCTACCCATCAAACTCTAAAATCTCAGACATTCTTGAAACATACGACGACCTTTATACGGTCCTCTACCAAGAATCAAACAACCCACAAAAACCCAAAAAACCCTATACTCAAAACAAGGCGGCCTTGAATGTCAAAAATGGTTTCCATCAATGACCTAAAGCAAGATCATAAAAATGCAAGAAAGCGAACTGATCGCTCGGCAAAACTCATTGCAGAATCATTGCAGCGTTACGGTGCTGCACGCTCTATCGTCATCGATGAAGACAATCGTATCCTGGCAGGCAATGGCACCATTCAAGGTGCCAAAACAGTAGGTATCAAAAATTTACGAATCATAGAAACCGACGGCACTGAAGTCATCGCCGTTAAACGTACCGGCCTATCTGAAGACGAAAAGGTTGGCCTTGCTCTAGCCGATAACCGCACCAGCGATTTATCCGACTGGGACGCTGAAATGTTGCAGCAGCTCAGTGAAGAGCATGACATCACCCCATGGTTTGAAGGTGAAGACCTTTCAGAAATTATTGGTGAAGTCGAGCAGTTACCAGAAGAAGGCAACACTGACCCCGACGAAGCTCCTGAAGCACCAGAAGACCCCATCACCAAGCCAGGTGACCTCTGGGTCCTCGGCAACCATCGCCTCCTCTGCGGTGACAGCACCAACATCCAGCACGTCGAACGCCTCATGGATGGCAAGAGGGCCGACATGGTCTTCACTGACCCGCCTTATGCCCTGTTCGGCAACAGCACAGGCACGACAGTGGCCGACGACAAAATGATCCGTCCCTTCTTTAGGGACATTGGTAAATCAATCTTTCTTGCTTCTAAGAAGGGTGCTCACTTCTACAGCTGCCTTGACTGGAAGAGCTGGGCAGCAGTGATGGACAGCTATTCAGGTGCTGGTCTAACCATCAAAAACATGATCGTCTGGGATAAAGCTCATGGAGCTCTTGGCCAGGCTTACCGTTCGCAGCACGAGCTGATCATGTTTGGCGTTTGCGCCAATGTTGGAATCTCCATCACCGCTACAGCTGGCGTATCCAATGATCACCAGATTTCAGACGTCAACGTATGGCAGTGCCCCAGGGAGCCCAAACTGGGGATGCACGCAGCCCTAAAGCCGCAGGACTTGATCAAGCGTGCCCTGAACAACAGCAGCTCAAAAAACGATTTAGTCCTTGACTTGTTTGGGGGTTCTGGCTCGACCCTGATCGCTTGCCAGGACACCTCCCGAAAATGTCGGATGATGGAGATGGAACCTAAATACTGCGACGTCATCGTCAAACGCTGGGAAGACTTCACAGGTAACACCGCTGTCTGTGAACCATCAGAAGCTCACTTCAACCAGGAGCAACAGGAGGCGTTCTAAATGGCCGCCAAAGGAACTACTAAAGCAGAAACTGAACTTCGCGCTCAACGCTTCGCTCGTATCATCGCAAGCGGTGGTCGTAGGTCAGACTGCATTCGCTATGCCGCTGAAAATTGGGGGGTTGGTGAACGTTCTTGCGATAAATATCTCGGCATGGCGCGAGATATGCTCAAGGCAGACTGGGACATCGAACGCCCTCAAATGGTCGCTGATCTGCTTTCTCAGTGCTCAACACTTCAAATGGAAGCCAGGAGAGCAGGCCAATACCACATAGCCTTGGGCGCAATCAATACTGCAGCAAAGCTTGCTCAGCTGTGTTCTTAACAAAGATGTTTTGAGCTGTGAGTATCCTGGATTGTCAGCCGAAAACAGGCATCCTTCAAATGGTAAAGGGTGACGCTGGAAATCTTGACATTCAAAAGACGATCAATGAAATTCGTCAAGATTTGCACCCTGGCCAGTTAAGCTTTGTTGATGATCATGAAACTGAAATACTAGGAATTTCTGCTGGCTATGGTGCTGGAAAAACGAGGTCTTTATGCGCCAAGGCTTTTGTTTTGGCCGCGGCAAACCAAGGGTTTATCGGTGCTGTAATGGAGCCCACTGGCCCATTGATTAGGGATATTTGGCAAACTGATTTTGATGATTTTTTAGATCACTACGAAATCCCACACAGTTTCAGGGCAAGTCCGTTGCCTGAATATGTATTGCACTTGCCAGGGGGAGACACCAAAATTTTGTGCCGTAGCTTTGAAAGCTGGCAAAGAATTATTGGCTTGAACCTTGCTTGGGTCTTGTCTGACGAGATCGACACCGTTCACCCATCAATTGCTAATAAGGCGTTTCCAAAAATCCTTGGCCGCCTGCGCTCCGGCAATGTTCGCCAGTTTGCAGCTGCAAGCACTCCTGAGGGTTTTCGGTGGATGTGGCAGACCTTTGGCAGTGAAGAGGCTCTTTCTCGCCCAGATCGGAAGCTGATCAAGATGAAGACAACGGATAACCCACATCTTCCGCCAGATTTTATTGAGCGCTTAAAGGCTAACTACGATCCCAACTTGTTGAATGCTTATCTTAACGGCGAGTTTGTAAACCTAAACACAGGACAGGTTTACGACCGATTTGATCGTTCAAAACATGTTGGCAAGATTCCTGATGACAGCTCGCAACCTCTGCGGATTGGGATTGATTTTAATGTTGGCAACATGAATGCAGTTATTGCAATCAGAGAAAAGAACAGGTTGCTTTTTATCGATGAAATTGCTAAAGCTCATGATACCGATGCACTTGCTCGTGAAATCCGCAGAAGGCACCCAGACAGAAAAATCTACATTTACCCTGACGCTTCAGGCGGATCAAGATCAACGAATGCTTCGCAGACCGACATCCAAATTCTTGAAGGTTATGGGATGTCTAATCAGAGCCCAAAATCAAACCCACCGATTCGTGACCGTGTTGCAGCTGTTCAAGCCCTGCTGGAAAATGGAAAGGGTGAAATCAGGATGCAGATCGATCAACGGTGCAAAAAGCTGATTGAGTGCCTAGAGCTGCAGAGCTATGACGACAAGGGCAACCCCGACAAGAGCGCAGGTTATGACCACATGGTTGATGGTTGCGGCTACTTGATATGGCGAGAGTTTAACCCGCTTCACGCTGGGGCAGGAAAGGGAACAGGCATCAGGTTGTATTGATCCAATTTGCGAGCTGGCCACCGCAAGGCCCAGCAGGGCCGCAATGGTTTATATTTAATTCATCGGAGGCACGGCCTTCACACTTTCCTCAAAAAAAATGACTCTGATTGAAACCACCAACAACGGCACCTTTCACACCCTTACAACTGAAAAGGGTAATGTCGTTGAAGTCAGCACTTCACTTGGCCATGTAATGGTCTTTATTCAGCGCAAGGGATGCAAGCAGCTGGCGAAAGGTCGCCGCTTTGCTTCTATCGCCGCTGCTGCTGAAGCCTATAAATCTGCAGATGTGAAGTCGGCTCTTTACGCTCTCGCTGAGGCGTGATAAGCTTTGGGTGATCCTCCTACAGATCTAAATCAGGTTTTCGGACCTTTTTTGAAACCCTCCGGCGCCAACCGGGGGGTTTCCCTTTGTCGCTTAAAATAAAAAGACAGACGCTTAAAAGCCTTGTACACGGGATATAACTTCTACGACCGCCCACAGACTCAGCGAGTCGTCACTAAGGTAAATGATCCAAATTCGGCTTGGTACGCTCAAGAGCCGCACTGGATGTTGATTGAAGATCTTTCAACAGGTACTTACGGAATTAGAAAAAAACACCGCCGATATTTGCCGCAAGAGCCGCGAGAGCTAGATGAAAGCTATGACAACAGGCTTTTTCGCTCTGTTTGCCCTCCGTACTATCAAAGACTTGAAAGGATGCTAGCGGGCATGTTAACGCGAAAGCCTGTAAGGCTTAATGACGTGACAGACACGATCAGGGAACAGCTCTTTGATGTTGACATGCAAGGCAACGATTTGAACAGTTGGACCTATGAAGCCGCGAGAAAAATGATACGCTATGGCCACATCGGTATCCTTGTTGATGCTCCCGCAAATGGTGGTAGGCCTTACTGGAATTACTATACACCGAGAGAAATTCTTGGCTTTCGCGTTGAGGCAATTGAAGGTAAGTCTACATTGACTCAATTGAGGCTTCAAGAGTCAATTGTTATTCCATCTGAAGATTCAGAATACGGAGAAGAGCAAGTTGAGCAGATCAGAGTGTTGAGGCCTGGA